TGGCGCGAGCCATGCTTGCGTCGGGGGTTTTGCTCACTTTTCAGGAGCCGGATACCTCACCTTTTTTCTTCCGACAAGCTCGAGTCTTTTTTAGAAGAGACCGGCTTCGTTGGCGATTTTCATTCTAAGTTCAACTGGCAACTTTTGAATGGAAAGGACCGGAACATTGGTCCATTCGCCCTTTTCATAAACCCAATCGTAGAACGACGGTTTACTACTTCCACTTTTTTTTCGACGAACTCGTGGTGTCCGGATAATTGTCATGTCGGGCTCATGACATAGCCGCGAGGGACTGGTCCCTTTGAAATTCTTTTCTTTTATAGTTTTTAATTTTTTTTCTTGTGCGATGTCTAAAGGAATGAGACATCTCACGATTCCTGCTTCTTGTCGCTCCCATTCCAAATCGTATATCTTCTTCAAGATACAACGCTCTTCGTAGGTGCAGTACAAGATAGCCCTTTCTCTATCGAAAGGTGGAATTTTTCTTTCCTCCTTCTCCTCCCATCTTGGGATACCCTTCCACTTGAGATCCATTTCTTTTCTGATCTCAAGACGAACGTCTCTTGTAACCAAGACGTTTACGAGTTTCTCTTCTTCTTCCATCCAGGGAAGACGGAGATGAGGGGGAACGAAGGTCTTCTTTTTTTTTTAAATTTTTTTTATGTTGCCACTCTAGCACATCGCCGAGATCGAATCTCTTAACCTTACCGATCCCGCCCATACTGATCGGAAGATGTGCTTTGAGTTTATCTTCAATGTCAAACCAATCTTTGAACTTAAACCATTCGCAACGGCTGTACTGGTCCCACAATTGTTCTGGGCACGCCTTGCGACCGTCAATAATCCCCATGATCAATGTGGGTCTAATTGCGGCTGGTTTGTGTAATTTGTTGTCAAAGATTGACCATAATTCACTGTTGACGGTGAAGATATTTTTTGAGACGAGGCTTTTCCCTCTTGACACTCGTCCGGCAACGATTTCTACGGCCTGGGCCCAAGATTCTCCCCTATCATCTGAAGTGAAGACAACATCATCACCGTTCACTCCAACAGAGTCGAGACTCCTGAGAACTTTTTGAACTTGTTCTCTACGTCTCGCTCTCAATAGCTTCTTCTTCAGATCCTCTTCACTCAAGATGTAGATCAAGAGTGATATTAAACAGAGGATAGGAAAAGAGAGAATCGATCCCATGAGCTGGCCTCTTTTTTGTTTTTTTTTCTTATCAAAAGTGG